TAAAGAAACCTATGAATATAGGGGGTTGTGCTATACTAAAAGAAGGTCAATATAGAGGTGTTTACCAGATAGGTAAACATTATTCTATTGAGGCTTTAGTACAATTCGGTGGTAAAGTTAAAGTGTATAGGGATAATACCGAAGATGAGAATATTATTTTAGATGAATCTTCTATTATAGAAGGTTATTTTGGTATTAATATACACCCTGTTATGGATAAAAATAATGTAACAGTTGGGCAAGATAGTGCTGGTTGTCAAGTATTCAAACACATTGAGGATTTTTCAATCTTTATGAGTTTAGTTAAAAGAGCAAGTAGTTTATACGGTAATAGTTTTACTTATACACTTATTAATAAGGAGGAGTTATGGAAAGTATAGCTGAAGTATATGGTTACGTTATATTTGATTTAGTTGATGATAACATAAGGAAATTTATACCTTATAAATATAATATTGTTATTTTAGAAAGTTTAGAGATAATAACTAAATTATATTATAACTAATGAGCTTAAATGAATTGATATATGATATTAAAAACCTATGTTATTCTGGTTTAGGTAGTGATGACTCTATTATATCTGACGAGCAAATAGCACATTGGATTAACGTAGAGAGAGCTTTGCTAATACAAAAGAACTTTGAAAGTAGGAGGTTTTTAGATCCTTCTTCAATTCAAGATTTAGGTTGTATTGAAGTTACCTGTACTGATAAGGCTGAGTGTTGTAATTTATGTATTAATACAGATGAATTTGTTTATAAAAGTATTAACCCTATACCTGATCCTATAACTAGTCCTAATTTTAATATAACCAACCCTGCTCTATTAACCTATGTTGGTTTAATAACTTACGATAAACCTTTTGAATTTACTTCTCCTGCTATAGCTAATTGGAGTAAGTATAATAAATATACTAAGAACTCTATAAGAGCTTATTATAGAAACAAATACATATACTTGTCTAATGTTAAGAATCCTTATGAATTAGAGTTCATAGCTATTAGAGGTATATTTCAAGATCCTTTTGAAGTAGGGAATGCTAGCGCTTGTGAAGTTTGTAAAACTTATGATGATCCTTATCCAATACCAGGTTATCTTGTATCTGACTTAAAGAAGATCATTTTAAGTAAATACGTACCATACGTACAGAATCCAGCACAAGACGTTAGAAATGATTCTAAAACACTATTCGCTGCAGAACAGAAGTAATATGACAGAGGGAAAGGAAAACAAAGAAAAAAAACAAGTTAAGATACCTATAACTAGATATAATAGGTATGGTATAGAAGACTTGTATAAATTCTATAAAGCTAAGTGTAAAGAAGCTGGTATAGCTCCTATTAAACGTCTTTTATATAAGAGAATATTAAGAGCTTATAATAAGAGACTACTTGATGTTCTAATGACTGAGGAGTATGAAGAGGATATGGGTAATAGATTAGGTTACTTAGGTTTAGCTGTTAAGAAGAACTCATCAACTTGTAGAAAGGTTGATTATAATAATAGTAAAAAACTAGGCTTTATTGTATATCACGATAATTCTAAAACTATGAATCAATACTTCATATTATATTGGAATAAGGATAAGGTAGCTAATGATTCTTACTATCAATTTAGATTGAGTGAAAGTAATAAGAAGAAACTAAGTAGGTTAGTTAGAGAAAACAAAATAATAGCTACAAAATGATATTTAAATATTGTTCTGCTAAAGAGATAATATCTAGGGTTTATAGAGATTTAAACCTTCAAGAAGAAGCTCGTTGGTTAGATATGATGGAATGGATAGGTGAATGTTTAGAATATATAGGTACTACTGTTCAATATGAGAAGAAATTCAAGGAGATGGAAATAGTTAATCATAGAGTATTCCTTCCTTGTGATTTAGTTCATATTGATCAAGTTACTCATAATAAGATAGCTATGGTTCAAACTAATAGTACTGTGTTATCAAGGAAGACTGAAGTTGATAAAACTAACAGTGGTGATAAACAAATGGTTCATAAAGATTCCTTTACTATACAGGGTGATTGTATAATAACAGGTTTCAAAGAAGGAACTATAAATGTTTATTACATAGGTATAGCTTTAGACGATGAAGGTTTTCCTTTAGTACCTGACACACCTCGTTATAAAGACGCTTTGTTTCATTACATAGTGTATAAATTAAAACTAGGTGGAGGTGTTAGTGGTACAGTCCCATTACAGGAATTAGACTATTGGACTAGGTTAAAGATTAATAAGATGGCTGCTGCTAGAGCTGAATTAGCTATGCCTACTATTAGTGAACAAGAAGCTATGGGTAGAAAAAACTTGAGATTAGTTATGGATATGCACAGCTTCGATAAACTATTTGTTTCAGATGATTTAAGACAAAAGAGTATATGAAGGAAATACATTATGTGTATGAATTAAAAGATCCTATATCAGGTACTGTATTCTATGTAGGTCAAACTAATCAACCTAAACGTAGATATTCAGAACATATACATAACCCTAAAACACAAGACGAACAGAATATAATAGAGAATAGTTTTAGAGAAGGTAAACAACCTATCATGACTATTCTACATACGGGTAATAAACAGGAAGCAGATAGATTAGAAAAAGAAGAGGTTACTAAAGCTAAGAAGGGAAACCCTTTATTAACTAATATAAGGTTGATAGAAGATAATGAGAAAAAAGAAAAAGAATTAAAAGCTATGGAAAATCAATTAAACAGTTTTCAAAAAGGGATGAATTTAGATGTTCATCCTTCTTTTATACCAGAGGATCAATACGTTGCAGCTCTTAATGCTTCTGTATATAATCAATTAAATTCTAATAACTTTTTAGGTAATGAAGCAGGTTTTAAGAATATAGTTAATAACTTTGAAGATCTTACTAATTGTATAGTTATTGGTATAATTCCTTTCGAGAATGACTTTATACTATTTAGTATTAGAATTAATAGTTTTAATGATGCTTTACAACAAGTACTAATAACAGAATTACCTAATCCTTCTATAACGAACCCTCCTACTTACGCTAACGGACAGCTTCAGCAAGCCCTCTGGAGTGAACTTGGTAGGCTTAGACGACAACCTAACCTAACTTATAACTACGAAACGGTTTTAGCTGATAAAGACCCTGACAAGTGGTCTGGAGGCAATATAGACCCTACCCAGCTTTGGAATTTCCAAGTAACTCACCAAATAGACGCAGTTGCTCGTAGAGACGCTTCTAACGCTTTAATCGTGTATTGGACAGACGGGTTAAATAAGCCACGTAGGGTGGTCATAACGGACGAGAACGACTTAACCTTACCTTATACACAGTTCTTTAGAAACTTAGCCAAACAGACTAGTTTACAGAGCGAATACAGCTATCCAATAGTTGAGTACGTGGAGCAAATCGAAGGAGGAAACCTATTCACGGGGGTTTATCAATTCTCAGCTCGTTATCTAAATGAAACACTCGACCCTACTGACTTTGGATACCTCTCTATGCACGTTCCGGTTGTAGATGACTTTCGTTATGAAGGGAGAGCTAACTACGATGGAGCTGAACCTAATGGACCTAAAGTAGAGAAGAGTATTAAATTAAAGATTAATAATGTAGATACTGATTATGATTTTATACAATTAGCAGTCGTATATCAAGACCCTAATAACTTTGATAAGAACATTAGAACTTGTCAGAGAATTAGAATACCTAAGAATACAGGTACAGATTTAACAAGTATTGAATATACATTTGATGGTACGTTAGCTGAAGGAGAAGATCAAAAACTTAGTCTTGGTGAACTTCTATATAGGAGTCCTAGATTTAATACAGCTCAACATATAGAACAAAAAGACGGAAGATTGTTCTTAGCTAATTTAACACAAGTTGTTAAACCTAACCTACAATACATAGCTAATAGAGTTAGATTAATGTATCAAGTAGATGAGATATTAGTTAGTGATGATTCTTCCTTCTTTGGTGATTATAAAGAAGAAGCTAATACGTTTTATAGAAAAGGTTATAGGAGAGGTGAAGTTTATAGTTTTGCTTTAGTAGGAGTATTTGATGATGGTACTATAAGTGATGCTTTTCATATACCTGGTTATGTAGATCCTCTAATTGATTTAACTACTGAAGGATCTACAGATACTTCTTATAGAATAATATACGGTGAGCAAAATCTTCAATACGGTTATTTAGGTACTTACGTTAGTACAGAACAGTATAATAACGGAGTTTATCAGGTAGTGTATCCAGATGGTAGTTTTACTGATTTAGACGGACAAAGAGTTAGACATCACGTTATACCTGAAACTAGTATATCTCCACATATTAGAACCTTAGATAATGGAGATAATATAATGAGTATATTAGGTATTAGAGCTGAAGGAGTTGAAGAAGCTATAGATAGTGCTATTTTATTTCCTTCCATAACAGACCCTGTAACAGCTCAGTACGTTAAAGACCATTTAGTACAAATTGTATTAGTTAGAGAACTTAGAGATAAGAGAACTAATAAGAGTGTAATAGCACAAGGTTGTTTAAATAGATTAATTAAACAAGCTGGTAGGCAAATACTTAACCCTACTAATTTTGCAGTAGATTATAAATTAGGTACTACCCCTATACCTGTTGATTTAATCAATTCAGGTGCTAATATGATATTATCTACATTAAATCCTTTATATAGTATTTTATTAGGAAATATAAATTTTAATGGTAGGATTAGACCTTATAATATAGCTCCTACTTATGCTATAGATCCTTTTTGGGGAGGTACTATTTTTGGAAAAACGAATGAAGCACCTATAACATTTGATAACGGTGATCAAGATAATATTACAGCTGTTAATAATAACTTTGCTTTCTCTTGTCCAGAAGAGAATTTTGTATTAGATTTTAGAATACCTGGTAATTGTAATATAACAAATGTTCTAAGTACTTATGGAAATATACAAAGAGTTATTAATACTAGAATAGAACCTAATCAAATATTCTTAGATGGTTCTTATAGTAATAGTTTAAAGTATCCTTATTATAAAAAATATAGAGGTGCTTATTATCATCTTAATTGTGATTTCAATAGATATGGTAAAACTAATCAATCTATTAGTTACGATATTAGAAGTTTTAAAAGAACTAAATTTAACGATGTAGTTGTAAGTAATGAGAACTTAAATGAATTATATACTAACATTATAGAAAACTATAATGACCCTAATAATCCTAATACAACTTTTAAACTTAATAACTATGAGAATGAAGGTTATGTTCTTTTAAATTTAAAAGATCCTAACGGAGGAGAGAATAGTATATCTCTAACTAACTTCTTTAATACAACCCCTATAATTATTAATGTTGGTTGTAAATTTTATATATATTTCGCTCCGTATATACCTTTATGGCTCTTAAAGGCTTTAGATTCACAAGATGGTTTATTTACACCAGATGATTATGAAGCTCCTTTTGGTGCAGGTATAGGTGATTTTGCTAAAGCAACTAGTATATCCACAACATTAGTTTTATCTTTAATAAATGTAGTTATTGAATTTTTCGCTATTAGAGGAGCTGTTATAGATTTAAGAGAAGTACAGGAAGGAAATGGTAAGATAGCAGGATTTAATAGTATATTTATACCTAATCCTTTTACAACAAGAGAAATATACTCCATTACTCAAGATAACGATAGACAATATGGTGATGTAACAGAAGCCTCTTACTATGAGTGTGGTATATTATTTTCTTTACGTAATATTAATAATAATAATGACTCTGGAGATTTAAATAGATATAGGATTAATGAAAACGGTATTAGTGTAACACGTTCTATATTTAATGGAGATACATTTATTAATAAATACTTCTTTAAAACTTCTCGTAATCTTTCTTATCAAGTTCATAATATATTTCAGAATGAACTTAATAAATATTGTTTAGACAATATGAATGCTGGAGGAGGTTTATTAGCTCTTCCGTATGTTACTTTTCCAATACCTATACCTAATATTCTTTGTATTCCAGGTAGTGTATTTGGAGCTTCTATATCTAGTATAGAAGGTAGATTAGGTTTTCCTGGTTTTCCTATAGATACAGATGCTGAGATACCAAATGCTTCTGGTTTAAGAGCAGCTGAGATAGATAATGAATTTGTTTATGATCCTCTATACCCAGCTTCTTTTAGTTCTGACACAGATGGTTTCCAATCTGGTAAGTTTGGTACTCAAATGAGAGGTGGTAACTCTGTTTGGTTAGAGAGTCAAATTAATTGTGATTATAGACACCGTCCTTTAAGTTGGATTGAGAGTAAAGCTAAACTACAAGGAGAGAATAATTTTACTAATACACCTGATTATGATAATGCTAGATTAGGTGTACCTTATTTCCCTAAAGACTCTCTTCAATGGTGTTTTGAAGTTAGTCCAGAATATGGTCATTCTAATGGATACGACCAACGTTATAGTGCTGAGAATAATCTTCAAATATATACAGTACCTCGTATAATCCCATTCGATACTAATCAGTATAGATATAGAGTTATATTTAGTGAGAGTATATATGATGTAACTGATGGTAAAGGAGGTAATAGCTTTCAGAAGAGTGAACTTAGTGATAAGTATAGAATATTCTTTCCTGGTAACTATCAGGATATTAGTAAACATAAAGGACAGATAACTAATATATTTATTAATGCTGATCACTTCTATATACATACTGAGAAGAGTTTGTTTATGGCTTATGTTAATCCACTCGAACAAACTAAAGTACCTCTTGATGATGCTTTAATATTAGCTAAAGCAGGAGTATTTAAAATATTACCTAAAGAGATAATGGCTAATGATGGAGGTTATGCAGGTTGTGTTAATAAATGGGCTTCTGTATCAACCCCTAATGGTCATACGTTTGTAGATTTAAATAATAGAAAAGTTTATAACTTAACAGAAGGCTTAGAGGAAATTAGTCAATTAGGATTAAAGAATTGGTTTTATCAAAATCTTAGTGAATTTGAAAATACTTCTAAGGTTACTTATGATAATCTTTTAATTAATGAGATTAATAATCCTGCTAATCCGTTGGGTATAGGAATTAGTGCTTTCTATGATCCTTTATGTAATAGGTATGTGTTAAGTTTAAAGAAAAAACCTTACGTAGTTGATATTAATCAAGAAATTCCAGGTTTAGTTACAACAGTTAATCAAGAAGAGAATATAGCTGTTAGTTTTGGTTATAACGAGAAGTGTTGGATTAGTTTTCACTCCTACTGTTCTCCTATATCCTCAACTAATGATCAGTACGTATATAGTTTCCCTAACTATATAACTAACGCACCTGATGCTTTTTTTCCTAATCAGATGATGGTTCATAATAGATACGTAGGAGATGTTAATTTCCCTGTATATTCCTTATATGGTTTATTCTATGAACAGTTTCCTGTATTACCTACTCTACCTCCTAATACAAGTAATGAGTTCATTAAACCTTTCTCTATTAAGTACGTATGTAATAAAGATGTTTTAACTACTAAAACTTTTGATAATTTAGTAGTATTTGGACAAATGATTAATGAGAACAGAGGTTATTTAAAACCAATGGTTCACTTTAATGATTTCTTTAATACCATACAGTGTTATAATGATTACGCTAATAGTGGTAAAGTTAATATTCGTTTATACCCTTTAGTTCAATCAGGTGTTGATTTCATGAACTATGAAGTAGCCAATGAAATAACTACTAATGCTAAGCAATATAATAACGAGTGGAGAATGAGTCTTCCTTTTAATAATATTGTAGATGGTAGTTTATTAGGTTTTGATTATAACTTAGAGAAGTATATAGATATGGATATATACGATCCTGCTAATGTTCCTATAATAGATCCTTTAGGTGCAGGTTCTACAGACTTTACTCAATCATTAGAGAATAGACCTAGACTAAAAGGAAAGTATTTGATTATTGACTTAACTCATAATAATAGAAATGACTTTTATAATAATAATAGTCAAGACGTAGATAATCAAAACTTAGTAAAAGAAATATATAACCTTCACTTTGTACTATTTTCCATACAAACTAAATTTAGAATAAACCACAGATAATGAAAAAGAAACAAATTAAGAAATATGAGAGAGGTACAACTAAGGTAGCAGATAAAAGATCATACCCTGTTAAACTTAGAGAGGATAAAGGAGAAGAAGCAGAACAAAAACTATATACAGGACCTCTAAATCATATAGAGAAATTAATTAAACAAGCTGTTCCAGGTTTAACAAATAATACTTGGGTTGGTGAGAATAGTTTAACTCCTGAGCAATTAGATAATATGTTAATAGCAAGAAAAAATGCTTTAAACAAAGGGAGTAGAACAGGAGCTTTTTCTTATAATGAATATCCAGGAGGTAATAGAATACATCCTCCTAAACCAAACTCTATAGTTGAAACTATTAATCGTAATTTAAATGATCCTTCTTATCAAAATCAATCAAGAGGTGGTAGTTTTGGTTCAGATATTGGTAAAACAGGTATTGAGTATATAACAGATACGTATGATAAAAATAAAAAAGAAATAGGATTAAAAGTTAGAGATGCTTATACTCTTGTTAGAAAAGCAGCTGATTACTTTCTACCACACAAAGACGACCTTGATGAAAAAAAGAGTCATGAAGCGATAGATGTAGATAAAGCATTAGATAAAGTAAAAGCTGAGAATTTAAAAAGAAAAAAAGATATAGAACTAAGTAAAGATCCTAAATATGGTGATTTAATATATAAATTAAAAGAACCTTTAAAATCAGAGGATATGTATAATAAGAAAAAACAAATTAAGAAGTTTGAAACAGGTACATTTGGTGTAGCTAATAATAATAACCAAGCTGCAACAGAACGTAAGCTACATCAACAGAACGGTACTTGGAGTAATCTTAGTTCTATACCTTTAGTTGGTAAACCCTTAGCTAACGGTATGAACTTTATGCAAGGTTGGGGAAAAGCTCAGTACGATAGAAATGAGAGTATAGCTAATATGAAGATGGATAGACTGAGTAATCAAGCTGGAGCTATGCAAGAAGGTTTTAGAACTCAAGGTATGCGTAATACAATTAGTAATACTCAGTTTGGTAATCAAGACGAAAACGATTTATATAGCACTGTTAATAATAAAGCTAAAAAAGGAAAAAACCAGATGAAGGATAAAGCACTCATAGAGGTCGAGAAAGACGAATTTATATTTAGACCTAAAGGTAAGGGTTATAAGCTCGTCGGGGATATGAAGGGCGGTAAAACACACGAACAGGGGGGAGAACCCGTTGTAGCGAAGGAAGGCGACGTAATATTCCCAGCTAAGGACAGAAAGCTGATAGCTCCTCTAATAGGTCCAGGAGGCTCTGTAAGGGACTTAAAACGTTTTGAAGCACTAAGAAGTCGTTTACCGGAAGACAAGCCGTCAGACGTCAGGAAAGGGCAAATGGAGGCAAAGGCTTCTCCCAACGGAGCAATATTAGGTACGGGTATGAATTTGACAGAGGGGTTTAGAGAAGGTACTTATGAGAAGTACGGAGACGGAACTGTTAAATTAAAAAATAATAAAGTTTTACAAAAACTAGCTTCTTCCAATAAAGATAAATTAAAAATTAAGGCTATTATTAATACCCCTCCCTCTCCTTCAACTTCAGGTAGAGGACCTAGAACAGGTACTACAACAGGTAATCCAGGACCTACTATTATCAGACCTTCTTCTGGCGCTCCTGTTCCTCCCCCACCTATTAAAGCTACGGGACGTTTTACAAATAGCTCACCTGGTAGTAAATCTTTTAAAGCACCAACACAAGGTAGCATTTTTTATGATACGGAGATGGGGGGTGTTAGATTTAAAATAGATCCTTTGACTAATGAGAGGGTATATCTGGGTGAATTTTATGATGAAAATACTAAAAAGAATCTTAAAGGTGGTGCTAAAAAAGCAGGAGAAAGAGAACCTTTACGTTCAAACAGTAAAGCCTTAGTACAACGTAGAGAAATTGAATCTAAAAATGCAAAGACTTTTCCTCTTAGTAAACATAATGTTGTTGCTCCTGAAGTAAGTAAAACTCAAAAGCTGTTAGATAAGTTTGTACCTAAAACTAAATTAGGTAAAATAGGTATGCTAACAGCACTTGGTGGTTTAGCTAGTGAAACTTATAATATTTTAAATTCAGATGATACACCTATTGAGAAAACTAAAAAAGTAGCAACAAAAGTAGGGGAAGCAGTTACATCTGCTGCGATGCCTGGTGATAGTGGAGTAGTAGATGTTAAAATTGATAGTTTAAGAAGAAGATTAGCTACTGTTCAAAAAGATAGTATTCTTCATAAAGACGATCCTAAATCATTAGCTCAATTAGGGAGAGAAGCGGATACTTTAATAAAACAAATTAAAGCATTAGGTGGGGATACTTCTTCTACTATACAACATAGTGGTAGAACTCAATATGTTATAGATTCTTTACAAACAACTCCTTCAGATACTACTAAAACACCTACTCCTAAAATAGAACCTGAAGCTAAAACACCTGCTACTCAATCTGCTCCTTCTCGTAATACTCCCGCTCCTTCTTCTTACGTTCCAACACCTCGTTATTCTAAACTTCATACAACAGGTGTGAAGAGAGGTAAGTTTCAATTAGAACCTACCGATGCTGAGAATAAAAAGTATAATCCTGATGATAGGAGATATGATGATGAATATAGTCCAGAAGGAGTACGTACTAAAAAAGGGAAAGGAGCTAACGCTGGTAATTATGATGATTTTAAAGTATCTAAAATAAAAGAGATTAGAGAAGCTGGTCATGATATAAGTGAATACGAGGGGGCTAATGATATAGAAACATTCTATAACTTATATAATGATAGAAAGGTTAATAAACCTAAATCTAAGGAAGATAAATTATTACAAGAGGCTTTAAGAGAAGAAGAGGGTAATAAACCTTCTATTACTAAACCTAAACCTATGGAGGTAGACCCTGATAGTAAACCTCCTAAGATATATCAAGATGAGGAATTACCTGAATGGATATCAAAGAAAAGGATTCCAGAAGGAAAACAATATGATTCACGTAAAGATAAACCAGGTGTAACACAGAAACTACCTGATAGAGTTGAAATAGAGCGTAGTGAAACTCCAAAAGAATACTTTGAAAGAAGAACTAGAGAAGATAGAAATAATGCAAAGAAACTTAAACATGGTAGTAAATCTTTAAAAGAATATAGTAAAGGTTCTTATAGCGTTAAACATGGTGTAGAACACGAACAAAGAGAACTTAGAAACTTTGATGATATACAAAAAGAACTTAATAGTTTGAAACGTATGCACAAAGGGATACCTAAAGCTGAATATGGTACTAGAGGAGTTCCAGGTAATATGGGAGGTAATTTACATAATATGGGTTATCAAAGTCCTAATGATCCTGCTCAGCAAACTATGAGTACTGATTCATCTATGATGCCTACACCTATTAAACGACAAGTTCCTCCTATGCAAGGTATTAAACCTATGCCTGTACCAGCTTATACTCCTCCTCCTATTACTCCTACTATGCCAACTTTAGATGAACCTAAAGGACCTGGTACACCTAATCCAGCTAAGGCAGCTGTACAGAAAGCTGCTAAAGGAGGTTGGGGTATTAAAGGTTTTGATACAGCTGGGTTTAATCAAGCAGTAGGTTTAAGCAGACAGAAAGGAGATAGATATACTGATAAATATACTGATATAGCAGGAGGTGGTAGAGTTAATCAATATGATAAGGGGAGTAAGAAATTAGTATTACCTAAATACGAAAATGGGAAAAAAGGTAAACAAGTACAACAAGGTAATGTAGGAGGGGGTGGAGTAGCGCCTGTTGTAAGAGTAGAACAGGGTAGAATTTCAACTAGATCTATTTTAGGTAAAGACCATAAATTAGGATCTGCACCTACAACGTTTAGTTCTACTAGACCTACAGATGAACAAATATTAAGAGATCAAAGAGCCGCTGCTGTAGCGAGAGGTATAGGTGATAAATTTGATGCTTGGCTTAAACAAACAACCCCTACTCAAGCGGCTAATGATATTTGGACAAAACCTGGTCATAATTTTGGACAAGGATTTACGCCAGATATTAAAACAGAAGTTGTTAAAGAGCCAGATACTACAACTGTTGTACCTAGTGGTGGTGGGGCTTTAGGTCAATCTCAATCTTCTGTTGATCAAGGAGTTAATAATAATTCAAAAGCTCTCAGTCAAGACTTAGGGCATACTGTTCAGAATCAAACTTATGCTGATTTTGAAGGTGCTGATTTTAGTCAAGAGGCTATGACAAAAGAGGAAGCCGAAGCTAGAAAAAAGGCAGCTATTAAAGGCGGTAGATTTCAACTTAGAAATGATAAAAGAGATAAAAGGGCTTTTAATGAAGCCTATAAGGATTCTTATAAAGGGTATAGAAGTGAAGGTTTATCTCATAGTCAAGCTGAAGAAAAAGCCTTAGCTCATGCTCAATCTCGTTTCGGTGGTGGGGATAAAAAAGATTTTACAGCTCTTGCGAAAAATGCTTTTGAAGGAACAGAACGTAAAGCTCTAACTCTTAACGTAGGTAACACAAATATAGGTAGCGCTACAGTTGATAATTCACAAGGTCCGATAGGGAATAACGATAGTAGTAGTAGTGTAGAAGGTGATACTAAAAATACTAAAGACTCTGGTAATAGTCCATCAACTAAAATTAGTAGTAAAGATGATAATAGTTTAAAAGTTGATGTTAATGCACCAACTGATGTAAATGCTCCTGTTGTATTACCAGATGGAAGTAGTAAAGCTACTACTCCAACAAGTACAACTACCCCTACTACTAGTACAACTACTACGGATACAAACGGAGTCAATTCTAATGCTATTGGTGATATTACAGCTCCTAGTAACTCAGTTTCTGATAAGATTGAAAAAGACACAGAAGGTAATAAGTTAGAAAAGAAGAAAAGAGGTACTAAGAAATTAGTATTAAATAAATATAGGAGTGGTACAGAAGACGTTAAAGCTAACGGTAGTGCTACAGGGAGTGGTACTAATTCTAATTCAACAGGTACTGTAAACGCACCAAGTACATCTACTTCAGGTCCTATACATAAAACTACAACAGGTGGTTCTTTTGTTGTACATAAAACACCTAAACCTAAACCTGAAGATGAGGTGAAACCAGGTAAACCAGAAGAAACTAAACCAAGTAAACCTATTGATGTAGGGGACTTTAAAATGCCTAAATGGAAGACTCCTCATGAGAAGAATGATCCTATGGTTAGTCCAGATGATGTAACGGCGGTTAAAACTAATCTTTATAGAAATAACTATCAGGATAGTTCTGCTCCTCAACGACAAGAGATTAGTAGTTTAATGAGTGGTGGAGGATTTGATAGTTCTAATCAAATAGCTAATAAGATTAATAAAGAGAAAGCTCTCTCTAAAGTTAATGCTGATGAACAGAATAGATTAGCTGCAGTTAATGAATCTAATACAGCTATACTCAATACTGAAAAGCAGTTAAATATGGGTAATCAGATAGCTGCTATGAACGCAAGAGATGAAAATAAAGGAGTAGCAGATGCTGCTAATTATAATGCTGTATTAAGAAATAATCAAAGAGCTAATGATAAACCTATGAAGGATTTGAGTTATAATATGGCTCAAGGACAATACGCTATGATGGAGCCGATGATGAAACTTCAAATGCAACAAGCTCAAATGGCTAATGAATATATGAGAAATGGAATGAAAGGACCTGGTTCATATACTCCTTTTACACCTACTCCAAAACCAGCTTCAACTCCGACTAGAGAACCTGCACCTGCTGTTACAGCTGTTGCTCCAGCTCCTACACCGTCTTTAGCTTATACAGGTGGTATTACTCCAAATATACCTACTGAATTACCAGACCCTAATGCTCCTATAAAAAGAAAAGGAAGTAAGAAACTTAAACTAAACAAGAAACGTTAGTTGCTAAAAATTTATGAATAGACATAGTAAAGGATTAATACATTATCCAACAGAAGATAAAGGAGGAGGCTCGCATTCGAGCCTTCCTCACTTTACTAATATACTTGGTCAAACTATTAGTAATATGACTGCTCTAAAGAATTTTAATGAGAAGTCAGTTGCTGATATGGTTAGTAATCAAGAAGCAGTTACTAAATTACAAGCTGGTCTGTTTGATAAGATAGAAGGTATGAACTTGTATTTAGGAGCTTATGAAGAAGATAAGAAATACGTAAATAGTGTTACCTCTGCTTATGTTGAGAAACTTAAAGAGATAGCTGCAAATCCACAAGATCCTTTTGCTAAGATGAAAGTTGCTCAATTAGGTTTTGAGATGACTCAGGATTTAACAGCAGGTAATTTAGGTAAAATAGCTGAGAATGCTAAAGTACACATGGCTAGGTTACAAGATTTAGAACAGAATAAAGGAGTATTATCTGTAGATCCTAATGCTAAAAATGATTATGATGATGATAATAAAGATTTCAAAGGAACTATAAAAACAGATAAGAATGGTAATATTACACATCATAGTTTAAAGTATGTTCCTATATCAGCTCCTTTAGATCATCAAAAAGGACTTAAAGAACATATGGATAATAGAAAAGATAGTAGTTTACCTGTAGCTGAACCATTCAGAGTTGTTACTTTAGAAGGAGATCCTAATCGTACACACGTACTGAATACAACTATGATAGGTGTAGATGAGGCAACAGCTTATAATGATGCTAAGGGATATTTTGATAAGGTTAGTTCTTCAGGTGAGGATAGAAGGAGATTAGTTAAAGAATTTGAAAAGAAAGCTAAAGAAGGACCTGACGGTAAGTATTTTGAAACTAAAGATAAAGAAGGTAATCCTATTAAACTTTCTTTAGATGAGTTTATAGATGCTAGAAATACAGAAAGAGCTTTACAAAACTATGGTCAGTTTGTACATAAGAAAGTAAGTCAGAGTTTAGGACAAACAGACGATCCAGAACAAAGGGCTTTAGCTACAGAACATAAGAAAAATGCTCTATATCTTCAAGGATTAAGCGCACAAAAGATGCAACAAGCTATGAATATTGCTACAAGAAATGCACAACTTAGAGAAGAAGCAGCTCAAAGAGCTATAGAAGCACATGAGCTTAGAAAGCAAGCTAAAAGTGCAAATATTCCTCTAGCTGTAGCAAATGGTGATCAAATAGGAGAAGGTTATTTACCACAAGGTGATTATGAAGAGGATAAAAGAGCTATTAAATTTATTACTCCTAATGCAGTAAAAAGGTTATCAGCTACAAACAATAAAGAGTATAATAAATTAGCTGATCAATACGATGCCATATTTGATGATAGAAACAAGTTATATGAAATAGCAGGTCATGTTATTAATGATTCTACTTTAATGAATTTTCCAAAATTAAATAGAGAGAAGTTTGTTAAGCAATTACTTTTACTACAAAGTGATAGTAGATTTAGAAATAGTGATGCTGAAGGAAAAGCTACTATTATGAGACAAATTTTAGGTACAGGTGTAACTCTACCAGCTATTAAAAATATAAAACCAACTTATCGTATGGGTCCTGATGGTAGATCATCAACACCAGCTAAAACCTATGATCCTTTAGTTCCTATTATTGCAGAATTAGAGAGGAATGCTAAATTTACTTATAATGGTAAGAGTGTAAATGCACCTGAATTATTTAGAGCTGAAATAGCAAGAGGTATAGATACTAAAAATACATACCCTATTTATCTACCTTTAGATGATAAAGCATTTAATACATCAGTTGTAGAACCTTTAGCTAGACAAGCCTATGTTAAATTAAGTAATAGTTTAAATTTATCAAAAGATCAATTTTATGAAGCTGTTAAAGATGGACAGATAGTATTTGAAGATGATAATAAGATAAGTTTTAAAATTAAGGAAAAGATAGATAAAAAACCAGAAGAAGGTGGTGATGAGTATAAAGATAAAGTATATACTATTACAGATCCTGAATCATGGAGAAAATATGGTGCTGCATTTGCTAAAACTGCTTATAGGCAGTCAGCTAAAGAATCTAAAACAGGAGGAGATGCTAAATACTTAGATCCTTTAGTTCAACATATAATAAGTGATAAAGATAAATTAAGAGATTACGATCAATTTATTAAAGGTACTAAAGATATTACTAGATTTGTTTTAGGTAATTTGGTATTTTATAATGTCACTGATAGTAAAGGATTAGATTTTCATTTACAAGGTTTAAGTGAAAATGATAAGAAAGAAATTATGGAGAAACTAAAACAAAGTAAAGTTTTTGATAGTAATGGAAAAATTATTAAACATTTCTTATTTATAGATGATAATGAAAAAGGTATAGATGTTGTACCTTATGATACAGACAGAGAAAAAGTTAATGCTGTTAATGAATCAATAGTTTTATATAACGGAAAATAATATGATAAATCCAGAAGAACAAAAACCAGGTTATACAAAAGAAACTCCTGTAACAACTATACCTGACAGATTTGGTAAAAGTCCTATACTTAGATATGTATCTAATAAACATGCAGCTGGACTTGGTGCTACAAATGTTGTAAGAGGTACTACCCAACCTGACTATTTCGGTAGTGGTTTATTAACAAATAGTTCTGATTTACCAGATTGGCAAAGAGAGAATTTAAGTAAGATAGAACAAGAGAAGAAATTAGAAGCTAAGCAGGAATGGTGGGAGAAGAACCTATTCTTAGTAGGTAATGCTATTGGTAAAATACCTGGTTATTTAGTTCAAATGCCAGGTCATGTACAAGAAATAGGTAGCTTTATAGGTCATAAAACAGGTCTATTAGAAGGAGAACAAACTTCTCTAACAGGTGATCAAAATCCTTTTATAGAAACCGGTAAAGCTATGAATGAGTGGGTTGGTAAGTTCATGCCTTTTTATAAGAAGAATCCTGAGATGCAAAACGGTGTGGATTGGAAGGATTACTCTATATGGGCTGAGGGTTTATCAGACGTTGCAGCTCAAGCCCCTGCTACTTTAGCTTTAGGAGGTTTAGCTGGTGCTGCAGGTAGAGGATTAGCTGGTGCAGGTTTAAGAGGTATGAGTTATTTAGCTAAAGGAGTTAGTAATACCGATAAGATAGCTAATTTAGCTAAGGCTTCTGGTATGTTATATGAAGGTTCTGGTGTAGCAGCTTCTACTTCAGCTATGGCAGCTTATACAGGTCAGCAAGGTAGAGACTCTGTAGTTAGTGAACTTAGAGAGAAGTATGAAACTGATAGAGAGTTCTTTAAAAAACTATATGGTACAGATGATCCTAAGTTTATTGAACACGAGATTAATAAAGCAGGTGATGTAGCCTTCATAGCTAATTCAACATTAGGTATATTAACTAGTTTTCCATTAGCTCGTTTATTACCAGGTATTGGTGATAAATTAATTAATAAAACCAGAGAAGGTATAACTAATTCATTTGTACCTACTACAGCTTTTAGTCAATTAGGCGCACCTATGATAGCTGAGGGAATTGAAGAATGGGGTGAACACATAGGGGAGAAAGCAGGTACAGAGTTATTAAATCAAAGAGGGGAGGCTTATAAGAAAGCTCTATTTGATCAAAAAGATCCTAGAAAACTTACAAGTGAGGAATTAGATAAAGAAAGTTCTTTTGTAAAAGCTATGAAAGATAGTTTTGTTAAGAATGCTTTTACTGAAGAAGCTGCGTTCTCAGCTATATTAGGTATGTTTGGTGGAGGAGCTGAAGTAGCTGCTCTATTAGCTAAAGGAGGAGGAGAAGATGATTTTAGAACAATAACAAGTGATAAGAAAGCTATTAATAAATTCTTTAATGTAATAAGACCTAAACTAGATGATGGTGATAATAGTATAGGTGGTATATTAGGTAGGCAGATAGAATCTCAAGCTAGAATGCTTTATCAAATGGATAATGATACTAAAGCAGGTAGAGATTCTTTTGAGAATTTAGTAATGCCTATTAGTACAGGTTTAGATATATCATTAGAGCATAGAGGGTTTGATGTATATAAACAACAGTTAAATAATATAAGAGAAGCTATAGATCATAGTATAAAAGGTACTTTAGACGCTAATAGTACAGACCCTAATATGAAGGAGTATGTTCGTATATTAGAGACTATGTCTAATGATCCTGCGTTTATAGCTATGGTTAATGGTAAAGATGATTCTGAAGCAAAGGATAGAGTTAAGAAAGCATTAATAGAACAGAAGTCTCATTTAGATGTATTAGCTAATTCAGCTGATGGTATTAGAGATAGATGGAGTGAGAGAAGACAACAAGGTTGGACTAAGGAAGATAATAAGGCTTATTTAGATAATGAGATTAGAGGTCTTCTATTTGATAACATAACTAATAATGATGAGGTTAAGTCTTTTATAGCAGAGAGTAAGGTTGCTGAAGATATACGTAAAGGGATAGATGATAGAAAAGTAGAATTAGAGAATAAGAATAAAGCAAGAGGGGAAGTATATGAAAGACAACATAAATTTAGTACAGAAGTAGGTAAAAAGATAGCAAGCACTAAAGATTTAGATCCGTTAGTAGAAAGTGCTGTTTCTAAGGTTGTAGATTATAATAAGGAACAATCAAGTGTAACTAATACAGGTATAGATTATGATAGAAATAGAGATTTTAAACTATCTCATTTATTAGATGCTGTTAGAGATGAATTTGGTACATTCAAATCATTATTAACAGATGAAGAAAAAGAAGCTGTTTTATCTACTTACAAAGACGATATAGAACAGTATGATAAATTAGAAGAAGAATATAAATCTCATAGAATACCTTTAGATGAAAGAGATAATATAGCTAATAAAGACAAAGAAGAAGGAGAGTTGTTATTAGCTAAAACAGAATCTTTAGAGAAACAGAAAGAAGATGAGAAGGTTAAATTATATGATAGCTTAAAACATAAGAGACAAGAGATATTAGATGAACAAAAGAGATTAGAAAATAAGTTTAAACAACAGAAACTTGATGAGAAGTTAGGTATAAATAGAAGTTCTGAAGCTAAGAAAAAAGATAAAGAAGCTAAGAAGGAAGCAAGTAAGAAAACAAGTGGAGGAACAACTCAAGGGACAACTACTCAACCTAAAGTAGCTGTTAAAGTTCCAGGTGTTGGTGAACCTGCTTCCACAGCTACTACATTAGCTGACTTGAGATCTGAGAACCCTAATAAATTAACACCTGAAGAACAAGCTATATTTGATTCTTTTAGTTTTGAAGATATTGCAGGTGAGGACACAGGTGAAGCAATAGGTTTTGACTTAGATGAATTAGATGCTTTATTAAGTAGTCCTAATCAACCTACTAAAGTATTAGGTTCTTTTGTTACAAAGGTAGGTAAGTATTTTATAGTAACCCCTGCAGATTATTCTGATTACGGTAAAAACCCTGAGAATCTATATCCCTTACAAATTGTAATGAGATATATAGACCCTCATACTCAAGCGCATGTAGAACCTCAAGTTGATAAAGACGGTAATATGTCGGGAGCTTTAGCTCTTATGGGTTTTGGTATGTTTACAGATCATCAGGTTATACTTAAAAAAGATGAGAAGAATAATAGAATGCTTTTTTATATTAAAGCAGGTCAGTTTAGATATGATAATACTACAGGTAAGATTGAAGAGTTTGGTGAAAGAGATAGATTATATTTCGTAGGTGATTTTAGTAGAGCTGATGAAAATATAGTAGAAACTATAACACTACCAAATACACCTACAGGTAAAGTTAAACCAGAGGTTTTAAAACGTATAGTCGAAAAGCATAATAAGAGATTCGATGTTTTAATGAATGGTTATGATAAGAAAATAAGTGATAGAATAACATCTGGTATAGATCCTGACTCAGCTAAAGAACAAGGTGTAATAGTTACAGCTTTTGATAAAATGTTTACTATTACTAACGGATATATTAAACAAGATACTAAACCTGGAGGAGGAGTAATAGAAGGAACTATAGAACAAAGAATTAATGCAGAGGATTTATCAACAGGTAGAGTAGTAATATCTGATTATAATCCTAAAGAAGTTAAAGTTAAATTATTTGGTAAGTTTTTCGATGCTATTTCTTTTTTTAGAGATAAAGTTGAAAGAGAAATAGATAAGTATAGTAATTGGAGATTATTAATACACGGTAATGAGAAGGGTGAAGGTAAAGGAGGTAGTTTTCTTTGTTTTAAAGTAAAAACAGATAAGTATAAAGTATGGAAGTTAATTCCTAAATCAGTTAAAAACTTAACAGTTGAACAAAGAGAGAGGTTAGCTGAGTTAAATGCTTACGAGTCTATAATTCGAGCTATTACAGTTAATCTCCCGAAAGATGAAAAAGCAGCAATTATAGGTAAAATAACAGCTAATATAGAAAATAAAGCTATTTCAACTATTATAAGACATGGTATAGATAAAGGAAACTCTGGTAACTTTACTCAGGTTGATAGAAAGGTTAATCACTTAGGTATAAGTGTAGATATAGATAATGGTATTTTAGAAATAGAAGGAGGTGAATTAGATTTAAATAATATAACTAAAGATTCATTAGATGCTTTTATAGCTGCTTGTAAAGAGAAAGCTAATAGAGATGATTCCCCTTATATTGTTAAAGAAATTCAAGGGGTTAATTTAGATATTAAGTCCAACGTAGATGCTTTCGTTTTTCAAAATATCATTAACAACGTCAAAAACGTTGAGGAACGACGTAACGCTTTAGACTACTTGCTTAATTTGGGGTTTGCTACCACTTCAGCGATGTCTTTACCCGTAGGAGATAGAAACGACCCTTCAGCGTTGAGAATGCCTATCACGGGTAAGCAAATAGCGTATAATACGGTCGGTTCGCTTTTGGATACTGTGATGCGTGAGCTAAACGACGAAGCAAACGGTTTAACACCTGAAGAAGAAGAGGCAAGGTTAAAACGAGAGCAAGTAGAAAGGGAGTTAGCTGAAGCAAAGGCTAAATTAGAAGCTGAACAAGAAGAAGAGAGAAAAAGGAAAGAAGAAGAAGATAAAAGAAAAGAGGAGGAAGAAAAGAAAGCAAAGAAACCAATAGATATTAAAATAATTCCTTACTATGCTTCTAATGCAAATGCTGTAGATGTAACTAGTAATGCAAAAGGGAATTCACTTGAGTTCAGAGAATTAAGTCCTTTTGTAGCTACTGTTTCTGTACTTGGTTTTAAAGTTAAATTAGAACACATTTGGCAAGGTATTAAAGTTATTAAGGGTAAGGTTGATGAAGCTATGTACACAGGTCAGAAACCTAATGATAAAATAAAGAGAGGACAACCTACTGATATAAATGGTAAACCTTTGGAGAGAGGTATGAAGAATATACTTAAAGAGGATGAGAGTGAACCAGATTACCTTACTTTAGAAGAAGCTCAAAGAACTATATACATTCCTTTATATAATAAGATTATAAATGCTAATTATGATTTAATAAAGAAGTTAGCAGATAAGTATGAGAAAGAGGGAAGTTTAATATTAAAAGACTATGATACTAATGAAACTGTAGGTTTACCTAAACTATCCCATGCTTCTTTAATAAAGAAAGCTGTTATTTCAGAATTAGAAATAAGGGCTAAGAAAAGAAGAGCTTTAGGTAAGGATAGTTCTACAGAAAAAACAGAAGGTTCTATCTTATCAGGTGTTCAATTAGCACCTACTTCTAATAACTCTGATATATTCTACTCATACGGAGAGAATAGAAAGAAACAATTAAACCCTTCTGAACAAGCTCTTATATTAAAGCATATTACAAATATGTATCTCTCTATATTTACAGGAGAAGGTACTAAATCAGGTCATATAGCTTCCATAAAAGCATTAGCTAACTATTTAAGTAAGGGAGGTTTTAATACCTTATTAGGTTCTAATATAGGAGAACATAAACAATTAATAGATTCTATAACTAGTGATTTAACTGATTTATCAAATGCTTTATCTACTGTTACAAATGAGGATATAGCTGAAGATGTTCTTAAATTACCTGGTTTCTTTTTTATTAAAAAGATAGAACAGTCTTTGTTAAATATGGGAGTTGATATAGTTCCTATAACATTAGACGGTGAAGTATTCTTATCTAATTTACAGAAGTATGAAAAAGAATCTGTGTTAGAGCAAGAAGAAGAAGTAGCTAATATGGAAGAAGAAGAGGAACATAGAAGTGAAGAGAGTTTTAATGATGATGAGAAGTTGTCATTGAATCTAATTAAGTCTATGAGTCAGAAGGTTAAGGCTTTTATAAGTTTTATAGCAAAGAGAAATAGTGAAGAAGATAGTCCTATAAAAGGATTATATGAGTTCTATGATCCTACTCACGTAATTAATGTATTAACTGAGTATATAAGCGATTCTTCTTCCTATGAGGAGTTTTTAAATAATATAGCTGAGATAGGTGTTTTAATTGATAGAGTAAAAGATCCTAGTTTAACAGATATATATGATAGGTTAAAGAAGTTAAATGAGAGTAATAAGGATACTTTACTCCAGCTCTATAATGTATTCTCTAAACAAAAGAAAAGTTTTAAAATTATAGAAGTTGAACAAGGAAGACAGGGTACTTCATATAAAGTATATGATGGTGGTTCAGCTGGACCTAAGAATGTTATAGAAGTATCTAAAAGAAAACTAATTAGTAGATACGAAGTTGAAAAAGGTAATATATTAATACCTTTAAGTGAAGCTAAAGAGTTAATGAATAGTGTTAAATCTATAGATATAACTACTACTCCTAAAGAGTTAGATGAAAACTATAATAATTTCTTAGCTAAGATAGCTGAAGACAATAGTTTAACTGATGAACAAGTTGAAACTATTAAACAAGATGCTTTAATTAAAAAAGGAGTATTATGTGGTAGTTTAAAATTAGTAAATCATAGACTAAACAGTATAGGTGTTAAGGAGATAACTGATAAACAATTAAATGGGTTTGTTTTAAAAAGTACAACTATACAAGGTAATCCTTTTATTACTACAATAGGTAGTCTTAAAGAAGATCTATTAAAAGTACAAAGGTTTTATTTCCCTGAGTATGATTCAACAGACTTAGATAGCTTTTTAACTTTAGAAGCATTAGGTAGAGGTTCTGGTAATAATTATAGTAATATAGGAGACATATCTAAGAATATGTTTTATCATCCTTTACAAGAAGCTATTAGTAGTTACGCTACCGCTAATGGCAAAGCTAAAATACAAACTTCTCTATTAGATAAATTAAAAGAACAATCTAGAATACTAAAGCATACATTAGCTCCTTTATTTTCTAGATTACAAGTTAGAACTAATAATACATTTAGAGAAGGAGGAAGACAATTTAGTGAGTTAATGAAACATGATCAGATTAGTTTATTTCTTAATGAGCTGAGAAGTGCTAAGACTCTTAAAGATCCTATAATTACTAAATTATTAAAGGAAGTAACTGAAACTCCTAATAAATATAATGAGTGGTTAGTTAATTTAATAGCTGGTAAATTATATACTTTAGGTACTGAAGAAAGTATAGCTAAAGCAGACGCTATATGTAATACAGCAGGTATAGATTCTACTAATAGAGATAAAATAATATCTAACTACTCAAGATTTGAAATTAGTATATTCCATCAAATTAAGAATAGTAAAACTAATAACAGACAGAGAGTTAGAGAGATGAGTCCTAAAACTATTGAAGTTAGTAATCTTTCTTTTTTCTTTGAAACTTTAAATGCTTTTCTTAGTAGTAGGGATGCAGATAAAACTAAGAGTAAATCATTCTTCTATAGGTGTGCTTCTCCTACTGCTTCTGATAGAGAGTTATCTACTTTAGCTAACGTTCCTATAATGGATGAAGATAAAATAAAAAGTAGATTTGAGAATCTAAAGTTAATGGAAGCAGAGAGAAAGAAGAATAATAGGGATTTTATAAAAGAGAAAATTGATAATATTCAAAAGTTTAAAGATGCCATAAAAGGCATGAATGGATATGAAGATATAGCAGATAAACCTTTCTCTGAACATTATAAATTATTTAGAAAGAATTTAATTAAAGAGAATAGAGCTGAGTATTATGAGTTAGTTAAACTTGAGAATAAGTTCTTATCTGGTTTTGTACCAAATATTAATTGTAAGGGTAAAGACTTCGTTTCTATATTAGGTTGGTTAGAAACCTATACACCTGAGAGTAAAGATATAATAGGTCTTCAAGATGCTATTATAGAAGGTTTAGATACAATGACTTATGAGCAATTTAAAAAGAACCTTCTTGAACCTAAATTAAAACAATTAAAGAAGTTAGGTATAATAGATGATAGTGGTAAAGCTAAACCTAATTCAATACTACCAGATCCTTTAAAGAATATAAACAAAGAAAGTATATTTCTATACGAAGCTAATTACTTCTTTAATGGTGTAGATTACAAATCTATGTTTATGTCGTTAGAGAGTTTTAAAGGGAAAGACTTATATTCTGTTAATGTAGAGATTACTAAACGTATGGCAGGTACTACAGGTCAAGGTGATCAATTTGCTTATACAGATAGAAATTATAGTCAGTTAATTATAGCAGATCATAAATATGATTTACTAACAGGTAGTAATAATGAACAAACTCTTATATGTAATATATTTAGAGATTTTGCTAATAACATAGGAGGTAAATCAGGAATTAAATTTCAATTTAATAACGCTAATATTAAGTTGATATTAGATAAGTTAAAGAGCATTGATGATATTGATGAAAAGGCAGTATCCAAATCACAGTCTCTATCTTATATTAATGATAAAGGAACAACTGTAAGTATAACAGGTCCTTTACTCGATGTTATAAAACAATCCTGGTCGTTAAGTAAAGATTATACAAGTATTAATAACACAGACGCTCAAGAGTATCAGAGTTTAGAAGAGAGCTTAATGTTGTCTATCAATATGGGCTATATTACAACAGAACAAGCTAAATTACCACCTGCTGATGTATTACAGAATGGTGTATTTAGAAAAGACCCTTCTGCTGATAATTACGGAGAATTTGATGAATCTAAATTTGATGATTATAAAGGAGGTCTTTGGCATCATATAACTTTTGGTTCAGAACTGTCTAAAGATAATGAAAAGTTAGGTAAGAATAATACTACTAATTATGTAATGAAAACTGTATATACAGATCATGAAGTAAAAGGTAAATCATTAGTTTTTAATTATATTAAGTCTTCTACTTTAACTTTATCACCTGTTTTAACTAAAGGGCTTCCGATAGATAAAGTTAGAAAGTTAATGAACCTTACAGGAATACCAAGAGCTGCTTATGAAAGTGCTAGGAAGAGTACTCATGGTTTAGCTATCCCGTTGTTTGATGAATCAGGTGATATCAAAGACTTGGAAAGAATGAACAATGAGATAGATGCTGTTGATGAAAAAGGAAGTAAAGTTGAGTCTCCTTATGTATTAACCTTAGATAGAAATAAATTAAGGTTTCAATCTCTACCTAAAGCTAAACAAGATACAAGTGCTAAGTTTGCAACTCAGGTTTGTAAGACTATGAAGTCGATGTCTATATTTGATACTGACGGTAGTTTAAAATCTATGATAGATTTGATGGATTTAAATCTTTCTGAGTTAGTTAAAACTAATGCTAATAGATTTTATGAAGAATTTGGTATAGATAAGGAAGGTAATATTAAAGACTTATCTAAGTTTGTTAAAAGATTTAAAGAAGAAATTGTAAGTAGGAATTTAGGTGATCACTTTCTTCCTTATTTAGAAACAGTAGGTGAAGGTGTAGATATGAAGTTTAAATACGATATTATATATTGTCCTGTATATAATAAATTAGAAAGTATTTTAACTTCTGCTTTTAATAATAGTATTATGAATTTTGATATGCCAGGTGGTACGTTTGTAATGGCTTCTGAAGAAGGTTTTAAACGTAATATAAATAGCTCTGGTATAGATCATTCTAAAGTTTTAGAAACTTCTCCTGATAGTAAATATTCAACAGAGAACCAATTAGGTGAAAATGAAGTTCTTATAAGTTGGTGTTTTGAAGGTCCTATACCTACACAAAAAGAACTTGATAAATTATTAAAGAGAAAAGACTTTCAAAAGCTATTAACTATATTAGGTTATAGAACTCCTTGTCAAGGTCCTAA